GTAGTCCAAGTAGGAGCTGCTGCGCTACCGCCTGATGTTAATACTTGACCGCTTGTGCCGTAACCTGTTGTGCCACTTAATGCAGGAGTTGTGCCTAAGTTTGTAGATAAGCCAATAGCACCACTAGCATTGATTACATGGGCAGATTGACCTGTTGTACCCCAAGCTAGATAGGTTTTATAACCATTACCAGAGCCAACAGTAATATCACCATCGTGACCTGAGAAATAAACACCATTATTAATACTAAAAAAGTCACTAGGCGTAGATGAACTGAATGTTGATGAGTTCATGCCAAACTCACCATAATAGCTAGAGTCTGTGCCTAAATCGTTAGAAATAACATAGTTTGTAGATGCTCCAGCACTTGTGGATTTATTTTGAATAACTAACTGATTGTATGAACCGCTAGTTGACGATCCAAAAGTAGCAATAGAGTTAGAAGCGTTAAAACTCAATACTGGTGTTGTGCTTGTGGCAGAGTTACCACTAAGAGTCGTAAAATCACCACTTGCACGAGTTGTAGAGCCAATAGATACGCCATTTAATGCGCTTACTGTAGAGCCTAAAGAAACAGCAGTAGAACCAAAAGTAATAGAACTATTAGTAAGCTGACTGTTTGCAATGCTTCCTAAAGTACCGCCTAAAGTTAAACTTCCGCTAGAAGTTACTGTACCTGTAAGAGTAATGCCGTTAACTGTTCCTGTACCGCTTACTGATGTTACTGTGCCAGTTGTAGGAGTTGTCCAAGTAGGAGTTCCTGTTCCTGCGCTAGTTAATACTTGACCTGTTGTACCTGCGGCAGTAAACGCTGTTACGTTTGGTGCTGATTGATAATGAATTTGTCCTGCTGCGCCACCAATAATATTAGTAGCGTTTGTAGCATTAGTTACTGCTGTTGTACCAATTGCTGTAGTTATTTGCGATGCTGTAGCGGCTGTAAATGCTGAAGTGCCATTACCATAAGCAAGACCAGTTAAAGTAGCAACGCCTGTACCGCCATAAGTTGCACCAATTACTGATGCGTTCCAAGTGCCAGCAGTTAACGTACCAACGCCTGTAATGCCTGTATATGAGCCTGTAATGTAGCTTGAACCGACTGTACCGCTAGTAATTTGACTACCAGCAATCGCAATAGATGTACTTGCAGCAGCAGTTAATTGGCCTTGAGCATTTACTGTGTAATTTGGCACAGTTGAAGCAGAACCATAAGAGCCTGCTGTAATTGCGGTATTAGTAATACTAAAAATATTACCTGTAAGGGTTAACCCTGTGCCTGCTGTATAAACTCCAGAGGTGGCAAAGTTAGACCAAGTCATATTGGTAGTACCTAAAGTACCGCCAGGCTGGGCTAAGTTATACCAAAGCGTTCCTGCTTGATTTCCACCATCTACAAAAATCATTGCGCCTACATATTGCGCCCATGTAGTTGAGCCTGGAGCATAAGTCCAAGCACCTGTAGAAGCTACATAAATGCCGTTTTGAGCAGAGTTTGTTTGATTCTTAACTAAGACTATGTTACCTGCCGCTAAAGCGACTGTATCGACTGTTTGAAGCCCTGATAACGTAATATTTGCAGTAGTAGCAGCTTGTGCAGGTTCTTTCCAACTAATACCTAAAGCAACTGTATCAACATACAACTTATTAGCAATGTCTGTAGAGCTTGAAGGCGTTGTTGAAATTGTGCCTGTAGTTGTAGCTATATTAGTAAAAACCCCTGTACTAGGGGTTGTAGCACCAATAGTCGTACTATTAATCGTACTATTTGTAATGGTTGCATTAGTTACCGAACCACTTACAGGGACAGTAAATGGTACGCCCTGACCAATAAACGTGTTAAATGTACCGTCTAAATTAAAATAAGCCTGTACAGGCAGGATATTTTGATCTTGCGTTAACGCTGGGCCAGTAGCCATATTAATCCTTAATAAGGAAATGCCATTACTATAATCGTATCGCCAGCAGTCATGTTTGCAGCAGTACCTAAAGTAATGCTAAAACTTGTTAAAGTAGCAGAAGTTGTAGTGCTTGCAGTTTGCTGTAAAAATAATGATGTTCCGCTAGTAACGTCTTGTGCATATACTACCCAACCATTAGGTGCGGCAGGAAATGTGATAACACCATTTGCTGCGCCACCTGTACCAACTACAATTTTAAATGCTGATGAATTAAATGCTGTAATCGTAGGGCTTGTACCAAAACCTGATGCAATCGTAGGTGCAGTAGCAGAAACGTGCAATTTGCCGTTTATTGATACATTGGTTGCATTTACAGTAGAAGGTGTAGTTGCTCCAATTGTGCTGTTATCAATGGTTGCACCAGTAATAGTATCTGAAGTTAATGGCGGTGAAAAAAATACTCCACCTGGCCCAATAAGACCTAAACAATTACCAGAAGAATCAAATTGCGCTTGAACTGGGACAATATTAGTCGTTGAAACTGATGCTACACCGTTAAAATTTGACATAATTATCCTTAGTTTTGATCAACCATAGGCAATACATACAGCGTATTAGCTGTTCCAATAGCAGTAATAGCAAAGCTAGGCGGTACGGCAATCACGGTAGGTTGTGACATTGAGATACCTAGAACAAAACTGTTAGAGCTATTTCCACCTGTAGGAAGAACGGCTGCCGCAGCAGTTGTCGTAGTTCCTGCAACGGCTGGAGCAATAGTAATAGCAATAGGTGTTGTACCTACGTTTAAAAAGCCACAAAAGTTCGCTTGATCATTACCTAGAGGGGTAATTGTTACAGAAGTCGAACTAGCTGTAGTTACTGCAATAGCCGTTGTAGGGCCAACAAATCTATAAGCTGATACGTTTGCCATGATTTATCCTTAAACAGCAGTAGAGGGTGCTGGGCCTTCTAAACGAGTAATTTGAACCGCATACAAGCCAGAAGCAGGTGTTGCGCTACCAGTTGTTACGTTTGCGAACTGTATTGATAGTACGCCAGCAGTGAAGCAATCAGATTCAGCAATAACAATACCTGTAGTTTGTGCGCCTTGATAGCCTTGAACCAACACAAAATCGGTAGTTTGTAAGCCACCAACGCTAAAAGTCTGAGCAGCAGAAGTATTTGCGGCTACAGCAGCAGGAGTAATGGATGGGGTGATGTAAAAAGTTTCGTGGGAATTACCACGAGTAACGGTAGTGCTTGACATAATTTGTCCCTTTGCAAAGGTGAGTGTTGTAATACTGCAACTATTTTACATTGTTTTGTGCTTCCCTCAAGTGTTTTCCACAACTTCCTTTAAAAGTTTTGTAGCCGATATGACCTAATTCAAATTCAAGATTTGCCCATACTTTGCCACCTATATCTATCCATCTTTGGCAAAAGCTGAAATCTTCACTTAAACGATTGCCGTCAGGAGTTTCATAAGGGTCAAATACAGGCCAAAATTGACTGTTTTCACTTACGCTACGCAATGTTTGTCTAGGATATGCCTCAATCATCTTTAAAGCACAATCTTTACTAATCTTTAAAAAACCACCAGGAAGCCCTAAAACTTCCATTAATCCTGTGTCAGGATCATTACGATATTCTTCTTTTTCGGCAATTTTAAAAGGCCATTCCATAGGCTCTTGCTTCTTAGGGTAAATACCACCTACTACATCTACAGGGTAATCAATTAACTTAATTAATGCTCCTGGCTCCCAAAATACGTCATCATCAACAAAAACTAGCGTATCGCAATTAGAACGTACAAAAGCACCAAATAATGCTCCTCTTGATCCTGCTATATCGCTATTTCCAATATCTTCAGCAATACAGAATTTATCTCCACGACCAATAATATTAATAGCATCAAGCAAAATAGACCGCATGGTAGGAAAGTGTACCTTTGCTGAATAGCAAGGCATGGCAATCATTACATTTTTCATAAGCCCCCTCAGAATGTTAAAAACCCAACCTTTTTAGGGGTTGGGCTTCTATTTTACAACAAATTACTGTGCTGACAAGTCGTAACCATATACATATACGTCAATTGTGCCTGTTACAGCAGCAGAAGATACGTTTACATACAAAGTTTGAGCAGATGTTGCACTTGCTACTAAAGTTGCAGCTACAACCGATGCGTTAGCAGTAGTTGTGTTAGTTGCTAAAGCAGCTTTGGTATATACGGCTGTACCTGTACCTGCTAAGCCTGTGTAAACACCTAAATAGGTGCTTGCTGTGGATACTGCTGCACCAGCATTGTTACAGTTAGCCGTAATAACGGATACTGGTACATAGTTGGTTACATCAATTACGTTAACTGCGGTATCACCTAAAGTTGCGAGGCTAACACCTTGAGCAGTTGCGATCAAACGCAATGCTTGGTTAGAGCCTAAAACTTGTGGGTGAATCGAAGTGGTTACTGCTGGGCCTGGATTAGACATTATAGTTTCCTTTCGTTATTCGTGAATTAAGCTGCAACACGGCAAGCGAGTTCAGGATACAAATTAGCCCAACCATACAGAACGTCAAGACGTGTAGGAATTGAGTCATTGTTAATGGTGTATTGACGAACTACACGCATTGACAGACCGATTTCCTTGTCGCTTGCACGACCTGCAAAGTGAACACCCTCTGGCAACTCAAGATCGGCTACTGCTAGAGTAAACGCATTGCGGTGCATGATGATGTTTTGTGGGGAAACAGTACCAGATTGATTAAAGAAGTTAACTGTAGCTGTTGACAGAGCAGTAGGAATAGATACGTTCTGGAACTGACCAGCAGTAATAACCGCAGGGCTTACGTTTACAGAAATAGTACCACCTGAACCGCTAACTGCTGTATTAACTACAAAGTTACGCAACTTGTTTGAACCATAGGCTTGACGGTTTTGTGGGTTAACTGCATAAACGCCAGCGATTGTAAATGTATCGCCTTGATTTAAGCTAACGCCAGAAGTTAATGTCAAAGTGATGTTAGAGTTAGAAGCCCAACCACTTGTCAAGAAACCGCTTGAACCAGTAATAGTTGCAGAACCAGCAAAGCTACCAAATTGGTGAGCTACCACGTTTTGATCCATTTTCCAGTTCATCCCGGCGGAATCCCGACCCATAAGTCCTTTACGATACTGTTCGCCAATAGCTTCTTGTGGCACAAATAGGCCTTTCAAGCTGTCAACAATAGTAGCGGAAGTGAACGGCTCAACGATACATGATCTACGACCATCACGAGGTGCGCCTTCAGAGTCAAGGTAAGCAGCAGCCGTCAAATAGGTAATTAAACCTGTTGGGGGCGTACCAGCAGTACCAACGATGTTAGCTGTGTTGTTAGCAGCTTGCAAAGTACCATCACGGTCAATCTTGTTGGCAATAGCAGCTACAGCAGGCTTCAATACACGATCGCTGAACATGTCCAAAGACAAGGCCAGGTCTTGTGTTGTGAATTGTGTCATTCTGTTACCCCTACGGTGTTCTGTAGTGGAGCTTCCGCTTCAGGTCGCTCTCATCGGTTTCTTGTTAAGTTATACCAATGTTCAGACTATCGCATCCCATTTCAGGGTTTCTTCACTTAGTCGTTCACGCTGCACACGATGCTTTGTTGCTTGCGCCCTGTCGCCCACTTCTGGGCTTCCAAGTCAATCAGAAGAAATTTTGCCAATATCCTTAGTGGATATATGTGGACATACGTTTATCCACATGGAACTGGGTTGATAGGGTTACAGGCACAGAAGTTTCATTGAAATCTTCTACGTTCAGGGCTGGCCCTGTAGTTCCAATAAAGCGTCCAGGTTTCATTCTGTTACTTTCAGTCTTTCGACTTACTGACCATTTTTCAATGGCGGTGCAACTTCTTCGAATCGCACTCTAGGACTTCTTTAGTTATATCCTAGTTCAGACTATCGCATCCCTTTCGGGGCTTCTCACTTAGTCGTTCAGGCTGCTTTCGCTTGCCCCTTGTTACCCACTTCTGGGACTCCAAGTCAATCAGAGAAACTTTTTCGTCCGCACACCTAACTCTTTTTACGGACGTTTACTGTGTTACCGATCTTACCACCTCAAATATAAGACCCACAGTAAAAACTGAGGCAGGCTTTATACCACAGCGAATTGATCATCATAGTTACGATCTACTTCTGATGTAAATGTTAATTCGTTTTCCAAGACCATCAATGCTTCGTTAGTGATCTTGGAAATGGTTAGCAAATTATTTGCCATGATTTATTTCCTTTATTAAATATTGGGTTTATCAGCGTATCCGTTTAGCCTGTCTTGCAGCTTTCCATTGAGCGTATGTGCCATGAAATGCGCCATTTCCGTCAATGAGAACGTCAGACGTTCCTTTTCCTGCTGTGATTGGCTTAATCGGTGCTGGTGCTTTACTTCTAGCAACAGGTTCGCTTTTCTCAATAGGAGCTTCTTTACGCTCGAATTGAACTTCCAATTTCCCTAATTCCTTGAGTGCTTTATTAGTCGGCATTGCTGCCAATTTATTAGCGTAATCGTCATCTGATGCTAGGTGATATAGGATTTGTGGGCCTACATCTGATTCTAGGATTGCATCTCGTACTTCATCTCGTACTTGTACATTGCTAGAAGCTACCATATCGTCAAAGTCAGGAAGATCAGCTTTAGCAGCTTCGAGTTTTGCAGACCACGACTTGATTACTTCGTTTCTCTGTTCATCTACTTTGCGTTGCTGTTCTTGTATATCACGCTGTTCTAATGCCTTTTCTGCGCTCCATTCAGCTAATGCTTCAGCGTATTCAAAAGCATCATTAAACTGCGATGCTTGTGGTTTTTCGATGACAGGATCAACTTGTTGGGTTGCAGGGGTTTGTCTGCTCTCAAGTTCTTGTAAACGTGCTTCTAAGTTTGCTTTGTCGGCCTCAGCTTGTTTGGCTCGTTTTGTAAGCTCAGAAAATCGTTTTTCAAGTTTGGGATTTTGTTTAGGCTTGTCTGTTACTTGCGCTTCATCTTCTGCCTCTGGTTCACTCTCAGCTTCAGCCTTGATTGTTGGCTCTGAATCAGGAGTTTCCTCGACTGCTTCAGCCGCAACAGGGGCTTCCTCACTAGCTAAACCAAGTTTATTAGCAGTCCATTCCGCTAAATTATCGCTTGTTACGACATTATCTGCCGTTCTTACATTTGCTTCTGACATGGATAACTCCAAGAATTAACCCAATGAACCCATTGGTAGGTAAATGCTTTTATAACATAAATGTTG